CCATGACTTTGAAGGTCTTATAGGCCAGCAAGAGAATGAAGCAGAAGAAGGTTTAAAGAACGCTCTTGGTGTTGGATTGGGCTATAACATAAATCCAGCCGCTGCAACTGAACTTGATTTTGATTATCCAATAACTACTACTTATGAAGATATATGGTCGAGTAAACCAGTTCTGTCTGATTCATATAGTTCAGGTGGTGGAGCTGGACCAATAGGTGGTGGTTTATGGGGCGACACAGAAACTACTGATTTCGATGTTAATGCCTTTGCAACTGAACTTGGTGATGAGGGATGGGGCGATGAGGGATTGGCCGCACTAGCATCAGTATGGGGTGACAATCCCAATCTTGATATTGGGATTCCAGCCCCCACAGAAACTACTGGCTTCGGAATAACCGCTCCGTCGAATGCGTTAGGCATGGAAGAGGTTGGCCCAGCCGCAACTACTGGTTTCGGGATAACTGCGCCGTCAAACGCTTTAGGTATGGAAGAGGTTAATCCAGCCGCTGCAATTGAAGCCCAAAAAGATAAGGACTTTCTTGGTACAGATATTAAGGCAAGAACTCTAGAGGAACGAACAAAGAAAGAGGCAAATACAGCAAAGCATTTGACAGAGTCACAAAAATTTATGAATGAAGTTAAGGTTAAAGAAAAAGAACTAGACAAACTTAAAGAGGTTCCATTTACTAAAAGAACGTGGGCGCAACATAGCAAAATAGGAAAACTTCAACGTCAGCTAAACAAGGTAAAAGAATCAGATAGATATAGAACTGCACACGCAACCGTATATGGAATGTCTAAGCTTGGGAAAACAATTCTCTCATTAGCCCCTTATGGGATGGGGATGCAGTACAAAGCACTATCCAAAAGAGCAATAGAAAGTGGAGCAATAGATACTCGTACTTGGGCAGATATAGTAAATGAAATAGAGACTAGTGTTAATAAGCCTGAAGGACAGACTACCGAAGAACAGATTACCGATTTACAAGATTCTATTGAAGGAGGGTTCTGGGGGCTTTTAGGATTTGCAAAGAAAAATCCAAAAATATTTGGTCCCTTAAGCGGTGATGAGTTATGGAAGTTAATCATGGATGAAGATGCTTTTTGGAATTATTATGAACAAGGATTATTAGGAGAATAAAATGGCCGCAGGAGACTACACACAGCAGGTAATATCATATGCATATATTCAAGGTAGATGGTATTCTTTCCCTAGTCCGTTTGCGGCTAAACTAGCTGTTCAAAGATATAATGGAAACATGGAAAGTGTTAGGACAGAAAGACCAACTGGAGTCAATATAGATACATCTCTTGGATGGGACTTAGAAGGTGGAAAACTTCCTGAAACTATACTTCCTGCTCCCGGTGTAACTGGTGATGCCTTATGGAATCCCCCTTTAAATCCTATTATTAGAGCTACTCCTGTTGCTGAACCTGTTGCTGATCCCGTTGTTGATCCTGTTGCTGATCCCGTTGCTGAACCTGTTGCTGAACCTGTTGTAGACTTGTGGGATGATTTAGATCAAGATTTACTAAACCTTGCAAAAAGATATGCAGACGCAGGTATGATGGGTAGGGCTAAAGCAGCTTTTGAGCAAGCCGGTGGTACTTGGGCTAAAGACACCCATAAACGCATGGTACAAGAGCGAGATCAAACTGGCCTTTATGGTGGTCAATTTGAATTTAACTGGGCTAATAGAGGGATAACTGATGCGGCTGATCTAGAGAAGATTAAAGCATGGGCGAAGGGAGGTCTATTTGGAAGAATAAAGCAGTTCATGGAATCTAAAAAGGCTGGCTCTTATGATAAAGATGTTCATACTAAACTAAAAGCGATGACTCATCGTGGTAAACACGACTATATAGCTCCTTCAACTGTAACCCAAGATACTCCCGGCGCATATTTGGATACAAGAACTGGGAAGTGGAGAATGCCAGCACCTGATGGAACAACTCCGGGCAAGAAAGAAGTGCATGTCTACGATCCATTGAAAATGAAAGGAACTAGACAAGAGATAGGCGGCAAGTTTAAAACCGGCCAAGCCAAACAAGATGCTAAAACATGGCGACAACAGCATATGGCAGCGGCTGAGAAAAAACATGGAATAAAAAGAGATGCGGCAGGAAAGATTATCAATTCCAGCAAGGCCAATCAACAAGCTTGGGACGCATACATAGCACAAAGAAATAAAATTGCTGGAAGACATAGAGGGATGATAGGTGCTGGTAAGAAAACCTTGAAGAGTGGTGAGGTTATAGGATGGTAGGATAAATGCCTAGTAAAACAAAAAAACAAGCCAAATTTATGGCTATGTGCGCCACTCCTAAAGGGAGAGCAAAGGCAAAGGGGAAATGTCCACCAAAAAAGGTAGCAAAAGAATATGCAAAGCATGATCGCGGAAAGCGTCCTAGTAGATAATGCCAGCGCTAAAGCCGCAATTAAACTTGCAGAACACCTTCAGACAGTTACTTATGAAGAAGCGATTGAAGCTTATGCTCAGTGCCACCGTGATCCTAATATTGATGATTCTTTTATTAGGACTCTCGCTCAGTCTGATCGTTACTACCTTGGTGTGTTTATCTGCAATCGTCACGATATGTTACATCCGTGGATATATGAAAGATGCAGAGAGGTTGAAGGAGGCAAAGACAATCACTTAGACCTTTGGGCTAGGTTCCATTACAAGTCATCAATAATTACATTTTTAGGATGTGTACAGGAAGTTCTGTGTAATCCTGATATAACGATAGGAATTCTTTCTTACTCAGCCCGTCAAGCTAAACCGTTCCTGCGGCAGATTATGCAGGAGTTTGAAGGCAATGAGAAGCTACAGAAATTATTTCCAGATATACTTTACGAGAAGCCTAAACAGCAAGCTCCTAAGTGGGCTGAGAATGAAGGCATATGTGTCAAGCGACAATCTAATCCTAAAGAACAAACAATTGAGGCTCATGGACTTGTAGACGGACAACCTACCGGACGGCATTTTTCTCTTATAGTTTATGATGATGTTGTAGTTCAGGAATCTGTTTCAACCCCAGAACAAATTAAGAAGACTACAACCCAGTGGGAGTTGTCCCTTAACTTAGGCTCAACGCATGATCCTCGTTATCAGTATGCGGGTACTCGTTACTCTTATGGTGATACGTATGGTACAATACTTCAAAGGGCAGCGGTAAAGCCTAGAGTACATCCTGCAACCTATAACGGTCAAATGGATGGTGAGCCAGTATTTCTTCAACCACAACGATGGGAAGAAATAAAAAAGACTACCTCTACTTTTACGGTAGCTTGTCAACAGCTATTAAATCCAATAGCTGGCAGCGATGTTTCATTTAAGGATGAATGGTGGACTGAGTGGGAAGTAAGACCATATACCTTGAATGTTTATATCATGGTTGATCCAGCACATTCTAAGAAAAAAGAATCCAATAGAACAGCAATGGCTGTTGTTGGCGTTGATGCAAACTATAACAAGTATTTGTTAGATGGTTGCTGTCATAGGATGTCTCTTTCTGAGAAATGGACCTATCTTAAAAGGTTAAGGACAAAGTGGAAGAGAGCAGCCGGTGTGAGGGAAGTGAAAGTTGGATATGAAAGATATGGCGCTCAGTCAGATATAGAACATTTCAAAGCCATGATGTCTATGGATGGAAGTAGCTTTCCTATTTATGAATTAAATTGGGTTGGTGGTGGTGGGGCGCAATCTAAAAAAGATAGGATACAAAGATTAGAGCCTGACTTTAAGGATGGTTCATTTTTCTTCCCATACCCTACTGATGAGAAATATTTAACTTCTAACCAGTTAGACTTTAAAGATAGGAATCAAGCGTTCCTTATTTCTAAAAAAATAATATGTATAGATGAAAATAGAAAAACATATGATCTTTCAAAGTGGGTAAAGGATAATGAATATAGTTTATTCCCGACAATACACCCTGACTTTCTAGATGCGCTATCGAGAATATACGATATGGACCCTGTACCGCCGCGATCAAGAAGAAGTAGATCATTAGAACCTGATCGAGAGGCAGTCTATTAATGGCTAGACGAATACGCAGAATAGGAAGAAGAGATTATCCTGCTAGGAGAGTTGCCTATAGAATGATTGATGGTCGAAAGTTTTATGAACCACAGCCTCGCGCTTTTCCATATGGTGTTCTCCCTTACGTACAAAACTATTACTGGACTGCCGGTTACACAGCGGATGATTAAATATGGCTACGACTTTAACTCTTAGAGAAGTAAAAGGTTCTCCGCTCACATTTGGTGAGATGGATTCAAATCTTACTAGTATTAAAAATAATAAACAAGAAGTTATACAAAATCTTACTACTAATTCTACAATAGATGAAGCAACCGATAAGTTTTCTTTCTACGATGATTCAACAGGAACTACAAGATCAATTCTACCTAAAAATGTACAGTCTTTTGCACAAAGAAGTGTATTGATAAAATGTGTTGCTGATACTATTGGGCCGTCTACTGGGAATGGAATAACACATTTTGTTATACCATCTACTTTTAATGGTAAAAATTTATATAGCGCACAAGCCCATGTATACACAGTGGGGACAGGCGGAAGTATAACAAATGTTCAGTTACATAACTTAACAGATGGGAATGATATGTTATCTACACCTATTACTATTGATCTTAATGAAAAAGACTCCAGTACTGCGGCAACACCTTCTGTAATTGGTTCTAATAATGGAGTATCTACTGCTGACGTTATCAGGATAGATGTTGATGCCGTGGCTACTAATACATTAGGTCTTGAGATAAGAATGGTATTTACAGCGCCATGAAAAACTTTCTTCTAGCACTAGTCCTGATCGCCGCGCCTGTAATGGCTATTGAACCACCTGATGATGTGCAACCACGGGCGGTGCAAATCCAACTCTATTGCGTTCCTACCATGTCACGAATGGCAGAGATAATCAGCGACACGTGGGGCGAGTCTGGTGTTGTGATGATGGAGATGTCAGCAACGACAACCATCACAATCTTTACAAACGAGGATCACACCTCAACGTCTGTTGTGGTTTCCCGCACAGAAAAAAATGAAACAGAGCATTGCCTAGCGTGGTCAGGCACATCTCCAGATGGTTTCGGTTTTGTGGTGAATCCTGAGCCGATTTTCCCTGAGAAAAAACCAGATGGCACAGAAACATGATTGCCGTACCGGAGGGTTGCCCCTTGGATATTGATCCTGTAGAAATCGGAAAACTGATTGCTCAGGTAGAATCTCTCTCACATCAGATTGAGGAGTCAAACAGGCGCTTACGAGCGGTAGAAGCGCAGATGGAACGAGGCAGAGGAATGGGACTAGGAATTTTACTCGCTACCGTAGGTCTTTCCGCAGGTGGCGCAAGTATTTTAACAAAGTGGTTGAACTAAAGTGCGATGTATTGGAGATGGACCGCACTCGGCGTCTACCTCGTCATTTGCTTGTACGATTTTATGGTTGTTCCCATATGGTACGGCCTTAACAGGCCCGACCTCGCAACATTTATTGAGACACTCAATACGGTTGGGGACCCACTGATTCAACTCGAACTGATGAAGAAAATGACAGGCCAACATAA